GATTGTTCGGGTCTTCGAGGCGATTGTTCGGGTCTTCAAGGCGATTTAAATGAAATTCCAAACGATCAACGTCCATGCGATATTAAAGATTTTATAGAGGAATAAAAATGAAAAAACTACTAACGTGCCAATGGATAGAAAAGTTAGGCTCCCATTTTTTGGCAATTGCCAAATATATAAAATAAAAAAGGAAAGAAGAGGGGGGGTAAAATTATGAAATACAATGAAAGAGATAGTAAATACAAGTTTTCCAATACCACTATGAAAGAGAACGAGACTATCATAGAATTTAACCAGGAAAAGATTAGAAGATATAACGAGGCATTAAAAAATAGATTCTTTCTTCTAGATAAAGAATATAAAGATGCAAATGGTATTGAGGCAGATTGGTCTCACTTTGAATTTATTTTGGCCACTGAGGGACATAAATTTCACAACGCGCCAAACGATCTTATTCTTCTAAAAATTTTCTGGGGAATCCTCTGGAAATATTTAGGACCCACCTTAAAATCCTATGAGAAGCTATCTGAAGGATATGACCTACTTGAGAAAGAAATAGAGCTATCTCTTAGGGACTATACCAAGGTTAAAATGGAATTGGATATTTATAGGGAGTGGGTTGAAAAACATACCCCTAAACAAAAGCAACAAGTATTTAAGGCATTTAAAAAACAAATTGAGAGACGAGTTAAAGAGAAAATTGAGGCCATGAAAAATAGTGAAGAGTTTAAAAAATTTGAAGAAGCCAGGATAAGACGAGATATGAAAAAAGAGGCTGAGAAGGGGAACTAACTCAGCCTCTCCGGAGGAAAATGACATTCTTGGAGCGGTTTCCCTTTAACATGGTTACCGAACCAATGTCAGATCCTAAAAGGTCCTCTTATTCATTATATCTTTCTCTCCACCAAGCCTTAATTTCTTTAGCCTTTGGGATTATCTTCACTCCCCAAGTCAATGGAGAAAATCCTACAAGATCCTCACATCTCTGAGTCTCAACAATAACCGAAGGGGTTTTCCTCTTAAGCTCATTGAGATCATACTCATGACACATACATGTGGCCATGCCATTGATAGTAGAGAATTTACATCTTTCTACCACTTCAAACTTTGGGGATAGACAACTACAGCTAATCGAGATTATCGAAAGCAGACAAATGTTCATCGATAGTTTGTGCATCCTCGATACGTTGGGCATCCGCTTCTCCTTTTTCTTCATCTTTTTTAAGCTGTTCTTTCCTATCAAAATATTCCTCTGCCTTTTTCCACAGCCTATTGATGAAGCGCATGATTAGTTTCTCTATTACTCCGGCAAAAAAGTTTTGAAACATTGTTATTCTACCTTTTTAACAAATTTTTCTACAATGTAATCAATAGAGCTTACCAATCTATCATCCCAAAAAGTATCTTCCGTGCTTTTAGCTTTAGCTTCTAATTCTGGTTTTATTTCATCCCAAGATTTAGCAATAGCTGGTCTCCAAGATGTTTTTAGAGAATCTACAACGGCAAATTTTGCCGCATTAAAAATCATAAGGCCCACTTTTTTGGCCACATAAAGTAATGCACTACCTGTTTTTCCTTTTTCGCTCATAAAATCCTCCTATTATAAATAGCACTTCTTAGTTAAAGTGCCCCTAATCCATTTTACATCTTCGCTTATCTCTTTAACAGTTTCTTTTAAGTTGTTTACTCGTTCTTCCTGAACAGATACCTTTACCATAGCTGAAGCCGCCGCTATAATTGACGTAGCTACAAGATAAGGAATTACTGCCATCATTAGCTTTTTCATAAATACCTCTATTTCTTTTTAAGTCTCCTAGCTTCGCTAAAGGCTATGGCTAAGGCTTGTTTCTGATTAACTACCTTTTGTCCGGAGCTGGATTTAAGAGATCCTCTGCCATATTCTTTCATAACTTTTTGGAATTTGTGTTTTTTAGCTTTGCCCATAAATTTAGCCATAAGTTCCCTCCTATTACTCCATTACTTTTTGCTCATAACCGTCAAAAGTTCTACAAGCATAATCCAGGTTATTGTTATTGTTTCTTTCTTAATATCTTCTTTTTCTTCGTTGTATGTCCTATAACTTTTCGACATCCACCTTCTTTTGTGTCTTTGTTGAAATATGGGAAATATCCTTCTTCACAATATTTTTTGTTACAAATTGTTAATCCAGAATAGTATTTTTTCTTTTCAGTTTTCCATTCTGAACAAACAGAGTTGCCATTTTTGTCATTAACATACAAATTACAGATATTAATGTCTCTTTCTTCATATTCTTTATAACAATCTTTTTCAACATCTAAATTAAACTCTTCTCTTGAAGAATATATCTTAGACAATTTTATATTGTATGTCGGTTTTGAAAAGTCATCTACATCTTGTTCAATTAATTCTGCATTAGCAATAAGTGTTGAAAGAGTGTTTTTTAGTTCAGTTATTTGTTCTTGTTGTTCTTGAATTAGCGCAATAGCTACCGCTACCATATTTCCATATTGAACCGCGTCTGGTTCTCCTTTAGAATTTAATACAGCAAGACGAGGATCGATTTCATGTACTTCTTCTGCAATAAACCCAACTAATTTTTCTCCTGTTGCTGACCAAGTAAATGTTCTTGGTCTTAATCCCCAATACTTAGCTAGTTCCTCTTCCGTAAAATCTGCTATTTCAGATTTGTATCTTTCAGAAGAAGTTGATCTTCTAAGTGTTCCACTAGCACCAACATAAACGTTTGCAGCTGATCCCGTGGTAATATTATAAACAGGAGGAAATTGAACATCAGCTTGTGTTGCCGCGCTTACTTGTAGCCATTTTGTGTCAACACCACCATCGTCTACATATCCTAAAATATCGCCATCTGTTTCTTGATTTCCAATATAGAGCGTCGTTCCGGTTTCTTGGATATATCCTCCTGCTGTTGAAGCTGATCCGGTTGTAGAATTTGTAAGTAGAAGGATATTTGTTGCGCTTACTGGATTGTGGACATGGAGAGTAAAGGCAGGGGAAGTTGTTCCAATACCGACTTTTGATTCAGAAGCATCAGCATAAAATGCTGTCCATGGAGTTCCGCCATCGTCAAGTAAAAATTGCATATCAATATCTTGTTCTTGCTGTTCAATGATAAATTTGCCAGTACCATCAACACTTATTAAAGATCCATCACCTGAACCTGAACCACTTGCACTATTTGTTATTTGAATATTAGAAGGCGCAGGTGTTGGAGCAGGATTATTAATTTGAAGAGAATAGTTTGGAGCAGATGTTCCAATTCCAACATTTCCATCAGACCCCTGAACAAATAGAGCGTCTGTCGTATCTGACTCAACCCTAAAATCTTTATCTGCGCCACCTTCGTTTATTACAAACTCTGATGCTCCAGAAGTTACGCCATCAAGAGTAAGTGTATTTGATGTTGCATTATAAGAAAATGCGGCTTCGCTCGTTAATGAATTATCAACCGCCCCGTAAGGTACTTCTCCAGGGTTTCCTACAGTTCCTCCATTGGGCTGCCAACTTAGTGTTCCGGCCCCATCTGATGTTAGTGCATATCCATTAGATGCTGCGTCTGTATCTGGTAGCGTGTACGCGATGGGCGTAGGGTTCGCTGGAGACTGAAATGCTACATATCCAGATCCAGAGCCATTCATTCTGACTGTCGTGTCTGATTCGATAGAGTTAGCAATAATGTCTCCTGTCCCCATATCAACGTCGTCGCCTGCCGTGACAGGCTCAAGCGTTGTTCCTGTCCTGCCCCATACTGGAGTAGGAATTGCTGGAATTGAAGTCCATGAAAGAGTACCGCTGCCATTTGTGGCAAGATAGTCATTTGCTGATCCATCTTCGCTTGGAAGGGTATACGCTATTGGCGTAGGGTCTGTTGGGGCCTGAAAAGTAATTGTGTTTGTCCCTGCCCCGGGATCTTCCAGTATAATCGAGGTTTCCGTTTTTAGTGTTCCATCAACGTTTAAGTTCTTTTTAAAGTCCATGTCTCCGGTTGTGTAATCGACATCATAAACCACTCCGGAAGTAGCACCAGAAAATGTAAAGGTGTCGCTCATATTGCCGTCGTTATACATTTGCCACCTGTTTGACCCAGCTTCAGTAAAGTTAATTTGTGAATCAAAGCTATTCCCGGCATTTATCGCTAACTTATAATTGCCAGAATTGTTATTAAAAGTAGAGTTTGCCCAGGATATCTCAGAACTAGACCCATCGTAATCATGAAGAAGTATGCCGCCTTGAACCTCAACATTTCCTTTTGTCGCATCCGATGTGCTTTCAAGAATTAAATCATCATCGCTTCCATCTCCTCCGTAAATAGTACCATCAACTGTTATATCTCCCGATACTGTCTCAGACCCAGTAAGTCCTAGCGTAGATCCATCAAATGTTAAGTTAGCAGATGAATCTAGGCTATTTGCCCCATTAAAAGTGGCTATCTGGTTATCCGTACCAGAGCCAAGTACAAAGGTACCATCTAAATCAGGGACGGTATAAACTCGATTAGTCCCCGTAGTTATTTGATCCGCTTGGAATTGGAAAGTTTTAGTATTGTCCAAGTCATCAAAAACTTGGAAAATATCATCTGGAAATTCCACCCCACCGCCCATGAAAGATACTGGATAGTTCCCAAGAGAAACTACGGCAAACAAAAGTAAAGTAAGGGCAATAAATTTTTTCATAATTTCCTCACGCATCTATTAGTTGTTGCATCTGTGTTGCAACATTAGTTTTAAACTGTTCAGTAAATATTTTACCAGAAGGCTCTAACGCATCCCAAACCTGTTTTGCCTCTTCAATGAAACCGTGGCACATCAGATTGCACGGCCCTTTAACATAATCAATAAAGAAAATAATATCGTTAGATGTTATCTGTTCAGCTTCTTTCATTGCAGTTAGAGCTTTATACATTTCTGCGCCAAATATTCTACAATTATCTAATCTTTCTATTGCGCAAATAACTGGATCAGACTCTTTATAGAGATCTAAAGTAAATTCTATGTCTGAATTTATGCTAATTTTAGATCCCTCAACAAAATAAACTTCATCCCCCCTAACATGACTTACATGAAATATTGCTTTATTTTCTTCTTCAATAACTGCATATCCGGTAGATCTAAGTCCCATCTGATTTATTATTTCTTGTATTTTCATAATTATCCTCCTAAGAACTCTATTATAAGATTAGACCTATTTACAAGGGTAGAGCTGGCTAAAGGAATGGCATTACAAACAAATCTGATCTTATCGGTAGCTGTTAAAGTATCTATGTAAGATCTATGTACACTGCCCCATCTATAAAATTGAGTAACCGTATGAGTTACAGACCTATCCTCCGTAGTAAAAGCCCCACCTCCGATAGAATACTGTATAGAACAAGTCCCCCTCCTATAAGTATCCGACCCAGGGGTAAAATTTGCCGTAAAAGAAATTCTATATTTCCCCGTAACATTTATAGTAAATTCATCATTTACTAAATCCTTGGTTACGTAAGCAACATCCTCTAGTTCAGTATTTGTAAAATTAATTACTACATCTACCCCATCAGTTACAAGAGCGGTATTGGAAGCATTTACAGCATAATATTCTGCTATTCCACTAACATCTAAATTTTTCCTAGGTAAGTTTTCTCTAAATTTGCTATATACCACTTTCTTCAGAGTGGCTGTCCCTACGTCATACATCATAAATTCATCCGCCGAATCTGGAGCGCCATCTACTGTTAGGGAATTAATATCAGTCCTTAAGGTTCTAGTAGCCGTTAAATCCCCACCACCAAGCAATCCGTCATCGGTGGCGGACACATCTATTAATACCGCTGAATGATCTACGTGCTCATTGCCTACATAATTTAATAAGGAGTCATGATCTATCTGATTCTCAACCGCATCTATCGTTGGATTGCCAGCAATACCATCCCCGTTTGTAATACTAATTTTTGTAGATCCCGCTGTAAGTGTTCTATTAGCAAATGTTGCCGCCGCTGTTCTTGCTACAATTCCAGTGCCAGCAAAATAAGATTCCATTGTTGCCCCGGAGGAAGTTACATTTGCGGTATCCGTAACATCTGCCAATGCCTCTATTCCATCTAGTTTTGCCCCATCTACTGAAACATCTCTACCATCTACCGTACCAGTTACGGTTATATTCCCCGTTATTGTAGTATTCCCACCAGCTAATGTCCCGGTAGTTAGCAAGTTATCCGTGGCGTTCGTCCAATCTATATGCTCAGCAAGTACAAAGTTTAATAGATTGTCGTGATCTATATTTGTTTCATCAACATCTATAGATGGATCTCCTGCTACTCCATCGGGGTTTGTTATATCTATTTTTGAAGACCCCTCTTGTAGAGTTCTTCCTGTGAAAGTTGAGGTAGCTGTCTGAACTAAAATCCCATCGGTATCATAAGCCGATAAATTTACCAAAGTTGTACTTGTTGGTATTTTTTCAGTATCTAGCTCATCAATTGCTGCTTGTACATCCGTCGCTACAATATCCCCAGAAGGGACATTGGTAATATTTGAAGCAGTATAGTCACCGTTAGCTGCTACTACATCCCCATTTCTTCCAAAAACAGAATCCACTAATGAGGGAGGCTGAGTAACAGTAGCAAGTTTTTGCGCTCTATAAGATAGTACATGTGCTACATTAGCATCTTCGGCATAAACCACTGGATTAGAATAAACATCCGGCTCAGTGGAGGTCAAAGTCCCAGCTACAGAGGCATCAGTGAAATAATGAGTCTCTGGGGTAAGGCCATGGCCCGTGCAAGTATATCTCCCCGCAACCGCCACTACAAAGGTATCCGCATCTATTACTTGCACTATTACATGTGTCGCTAGTGTGATCTGTGTATCAGCCTTAGCATTGGTCCATATACCGCCCGTCAAATAGACAGGAGTAAGGGGGCAACCCACCGCCCTTCCGTGGGCCACTTGAGTTACCCTAAAGAACGAGTTCCCCGTTCCTATACTTGACCATATTAAACCATCATAAAATTCTTTTTGATTAGTGGTAGTATTAAAAATCTCTAACCCAATAGCAGGGGAAACTATTGCATCCCGTTGAACCGTGGTCATCTTAGGACCCAAGGAACCTTTAGTAGTAGACGATATTTGAAATATAGCTGAGGCATCTGGCTTAACCCTATCCCCAACATTCAAAGGACCGTCTATTAACTGTAATCCAGCAACCGCAGAAGAAACTATAATAAAAAACAATAAAACAAATTTCTTAGTCATCTTAAACTCCTATGGGGATTTCTTGTCCATACCATTTAATTTCCGATAAAGCGAAGTGAGTCGGATCATCTCCCACCATATTATCAGTTGTATAATATACTTGCCCCTCATGAGTTAAACCGTCAGTAACTATTGATAGAACTACTCCGTCCAAATCTAAGGAGGTATCAAGTTGATCCGTTGCTCTTCTTCCTATATACCAAGTACCTTCGATATATTGCATTGTAAGCGGAAACGTGGAAAACCTATTCGATACATCATTCTTTCTACGAATTTGAACTAACACTTCGGCAAATTCAGCCCCGTCACCATCCCTTAGAAATTTATCTCCTCTACCATCACTAGGGGTAGGGTTGAATCTCCCTAATAGCGCCACAGGTATGGCCTGGTTATTTATCAATTTCTGAGATCCAGCAAATTTACCTATGGCGTATTGTGCATAAGTCTCTAGGTACGTTACACGATTTTTTAAATCTTGAATATCATCGGCATTATCTGAGACATCCGCCTCTATGTCCGTTATGGCAGATAAGTTAGGGACTTGAGCATCTATAGCTTGTTTAACTCTTAATGGGGACATCCCTTTGGTATTATCTACTCCTGCCTCTGCCTCAGCTTGAGAAGCAATTTCCGAAAAAATGCCATCGGACCCATCCGCTCCATCTGATCCGGGTATCCCTTGAATCCCTTGAGATCCTACGTTTCCTTGGTCTCCCTTATCCCCCTTATCTCCCTTGAGTCCCGTAGTTGGCACCAATTCCCACAACCCACTAACTACATAGTCCGTATTGAAACTTCCCGTAGAAGTATGATCCGATGTTGCTCGATACAGCTTATTTGAAGAGGGATCAATTACTACCTGATCTTCAAGATAGTCTGTTAATCCAACCCAATCCGGAATAACGGCGGAACTTGGCGTAGGGGAAGAAGGTGCCCCCGCCTCTAATTCTGCTATCCTGCTATCTTGTTCTTGACTTTGATAGGTTAATCTATCTAATTGGTTTTCTACAGCAGAGGGATTATAGGGGGTATTATCTCCGAGAGAGTCTAAATCAGTTTCCTGATTTAGTATGGAAACCCTTTCTACTCGTAGATCTTCATCAGCCGCCGGAGCTATCGCCATCTCCACATCTGTAGGATTATCCCCGGCTGGAAGTAGATCATAATCTACCCCCTCTACTTGAACAGTTTCAGCCCCCAGAGAATCAATTAAGGTTACTAGAGTTACGTCACTCGCTTCCCCTGGTATGAAATCAAAAGGGATAGCAAAAGTAGTATTGGCCCCAGTTCCATTATAGGTTTGTTTTACAGTGGTATTAGAAACGGTCATATCCTTCTCCTAGTAGGGTCTCAAAATAAATTCTGTCCCTTCTTTCATAGCTTTTCGTCTTAATCTTAACTCATATCCAGGCTGGAAGTAATCATAAACATCTGTTAAAAATAGCCTATTCATCGCTGCTTTTGCCAAAGGAAGATTAGCCCCCGGCATATTATCCATAAGAAACTTAGCTGATTTAATGCCAGTTTTAGATTTTAATGGTATCTTCCCCTCAAGTAAACTAAAGGCATCAGATGACGCTGAGCCAGCTATTTCAACCACATCAGGTATCTGCCCTAAAACTGGACCAGCTATATCCTTTAAAATGGATCTTCCAAATTTGTTATATTCCCCCCTAAATGTATCCATCATATAAGACATATATAGTGGCAAAGCACCCCGAGCAAAGGCCTCAACCATAAACTCTTTAGACCCCACCACTTCCATATTAGGTACTTTCCCTTTTGCTGCTTCTCTGGCTATCATAGCGATCCCTGCAAGGATCATTGATTCCGTCATATAGCTGGCAAAAATAGAGGCATCGGGAAAACTCCTAAAAGCATCCATGAATGTCCTGGCATTTACATCAGGATTAGACATCAAAATGGTTTTCCAAACCCTATGAATTGCCATCCCAAAGGTTTTATATTGAGAGGCTAGTCCCATGATTGCGCCCTTCACAGAATTAGGGTCTAGGGTGCCTTGTAGAAAGGCCCGTTCCAAAGCCGTGGCTTCTGGAATTCCCGTATTAGAGGCAAATCTTAAATAGTTATCCATTTTATAAGCTAAATCAGTTCTTTTTTTACTTGACATCATATCACTCGGTATGCTTCTAGCAGAGTCTCCTGAAATTATAGGGTGTCCCGGCTCCACTTCTTGAGTAAAATTCCTCAATATCTCCCAATCATCCGCCGTAATTCCTACCCTCTCTATGCTGGCCCTCAATCTTGGATTTAGCTTATCAAAAGATTTTGAGGCATTTATACCCAGCTCAGAGGCAAATAATCCAGCAGTGTTTATCTGACCACTTGTCGTAAATCTAGGGAGACCAGAAAGAGATACCGATTTTCTATAGATCTTTTCAATAGCTGTTTTCTTCCCATTTCCCTCAAATATTCCAAATCTATCAAATATCTGCTCTTGAAAATGTCCGAAATAAATATTGGTAGCTTGTGCCCATTTACTCATATTTTCTGTATTAGAAAACTTTTTAAACATACCTATGGCCGCACCCCATTCTACGGCTCCTCTTGCTCCGGTGGCTGCTCTAAGTGTAGCTACAGAGGATGCCATATCTGGAACAGCGGAGAGTAAAGCAAGACCCAAATCTGATCCAGAAGTTACAGTCTTTGCAGTGTTAGATAGTTTAAAAACCAAACTTCTTTCTGGCCTAGGATCAAATCCAAACATCTGAAACTTATAGGCATCTCTTGCCTCTTTTTCTTTACCCTCTAAAAATTGTTTCCCCCTCCCGGGAGTTTTCTCTTCTAATTTCTGAGCGATTCTTTTTTCCATTCTATCCCAAGTAGGGTGGCTCACGAATCCATTTTTATCCCTAACTGGGATATCGGGTCCCAATGTTCTAGCAGTGGCAGCCGCTTTAGAAGAGGCAGTTATGGAGGACATCATAGTCTCTAGCATATTGCCCTTACCAAATAGTTGGTTATATTCTGCCCAGGCTATCCCGTCTTTAAAATGGAGAACTCTTTTTCCTCCAAAACTTCCTATCCTGTCTCCGTATTCCCCTGAGATTATATCGTCGTAGGCTGCTTTTAAAAATTCTCTTCTACTGGCTAAATCGGGAAGTCCTATATAAGTTTTATCTGGATCTAGTCTTGGCTCTATAGTTTGCTCCCACGACTCAAAAGGAACTTGACTTACTTTGCCAGGGTCATGGGTTTGTCTTCCTATAAAGTCATCTCTTATATTTAACTGTATCCCCACATCTTGTAGATTATTTGCCATTGAGGTATTAACAGCTCGCATAGTTGTGGCAGCGGCCTGAACATGAGAAGGATATCCCGTAATACTTTGACCGTTATTTAGCCTATAATAAGCATCGGCTATATTAATATCCCATTCTCCGGAAGCCGCTAACTTTAGATTTTCCTCTCCCATTCTTTCTACCATTAACATGTGTCTAGCTTGAAAGGTATCTCTAGTAGCTATAAAACTATCGTTGCCTCCCTCTATTAAAAACTCAGATCCAAAAAATTTAGATTTAAGAATCTCATTTGGATTTTTATAGAAAGTCTCTCCCCAATCAGCTTTATCTACAAATTGATCCGCCAAAATATTTTTCTTTATTTTCTCGGCTTTAAAAGAAATCTCCATCTGTTTCTCAAGAATAGTTTTCTTTCTAAACTCCCCGGCTTTCTTGACGAAATCTTTACCACCTTTAAGTTTCTCATGTTCAGATATAATTTTAGCTATATCTTCCGTAGAAAACTCTTTATATAATTGGGATATTTGCTCTATACAATCCATTATTTCCCCTTAACACAGTGGAATACTGCCTTTAGCATCTCACTATATTTATCTAAGTTCTTACGAGTATCCCTAAGCTCAGATAAAGTTACAGCATCTTCAGCCGATATTAAGCCATCGACTTCTTTTTGTTTTAATTCTAAATCTGCTTCATCAAAACTATTTAATATTTCTGGCCCACGCTCTTTATATTCGGTATCCATTAAAGCAGCCTCATACATTTCATCAGATACCGGATCATAATGAATATCTTCTTTTCTAGAATTTGCTTTCTCTATAACTGTTTCCCTGTCCAAAACTTCCATATTTTCTATCTCATCAATAGTCTTAGTCATTTCATTAATTCTTTCAGCGGGTGCCCCTTCTTCAATCAATGCCTGCCTTTGTTCTTTTAATTCAGGAAGACTATTCTTTTTTTCAGCGGCGACATAATCCGAGATATCAGCCCGTTTCCCGCTTTGAATTTGTTGCTCTACTAATACTTGAGCTTTCTCTATCGGAGGCGCACCTGTTATTTTCTTCTTAAGGAATTTAAAGGCATCAAATGTTTTCCCTATTCCCTTTACTGCTGCTGGAAACATTATCCCGGCTGAAACAGCATTTACAAAACTTTTATATGTATCTACATCAGCCTGTTCTTGTCTAGAGGCAGGAACCACAAAGGCTGCCTCCGAAAGTAAGTTACCGCTGACTCCCTCAGCTATTTCAGTTAATACTGTCTTCTTAAATGTTTGAGTAACCGCCCCGGATACTGGATTAGTTTGAAGTACAGGTTTTGCAAGATACCCCGCTACTTTAGTCCCTTTCAATGCCCCACCTAATAATTTAATGGCCCCAGCACCAACAGAAAAGTTAATTGCCATACCTATTGGATCTAATAATTGAGGAATCATACTGGCACCAAAAGATACAGCTTTATTTATAAGACTATCTCCTCCGGACATTATTATCTCATTACGTTGTCTTCTAACTTTATTACGTAGGGAAATTTCTTCTACCTGTGCCTCAGACATTCTCCTATCAGCCGGGGATTCCCAATCGGGATTCATTTTATTAATTTCTTCCGGCTCTAACATTCTTCCTTTGCTTCTTAATTCTGATAACTGCATTACCCGTCTTATAGAATCAACTTCTGTGTATTCCTTTCCTTCTAAATAGGAAGCTACTGCCACTTCTGCAAGGGTAGATTGTCTCCTTATCTCAGGACGCTCTAGCACATTTTCCTGAGGACTAAATTCAAAACTAGATTTAAAAAATCCGCCCATTATATCCCCACTTCAAATTTCCTTTCAGTAGTAATTTTTTCTATTGCCTTAGCTGTCTCATCTTTTTGTTGTTTTAATATACCCATTATAGAGGTCTCTACTTCCGGAGTAGTTTCTAGATCCCTATAACGTACCTCAATACTTGATCCATTGGAGTCCCTAACTTTCCCATAATGTTGGGTTTGCCTATCTACAAACCATAATTCAACCCCATCCCCTGATTTATTAGATCTCCATATTCCGGTATCCCGGACTTCTCTATAAAATTCTTCATCTGTCCCAGCAAAAGTATGTCTGGCTTTATTAACTCCAAAATTCTTTAAACTATTATCTGTTAAGGATGCTTCAATAAAAGATCCAAAAGTATCCGCCCCTATTCCGAATTTTTTAGGAATCAAAACTTTAGCTTTAGAGTCATTAACTATAGTATAAGTATTTCCTAAAATAGTGTTATACGCCTCTTCTATTGCCGTACTTCTATTTTTTCCTTTATCTACCATTATTCTCTTAGCTTCTAATCCTACTGCCCCAATCATTTCATCAGAAATTCTTTGCATAAATAGATCAGAAGAAAGAGTCACTGCTCTAAAGTCAGCGGTTTTCTCTAAAATTTCACTTTTAAAAATATTTGTTTCACCAGACATCTCTGTCTTGAATCTGTTTTCAATTCCCTTTTTATTACTATCATTAGCAATAATTTGAGATTTAACTAAAGTAGATGGATGAATAGCAGCTACCATATACGCTGCACTAAGGTTCTTGTTGTCCTCTACTAATTGAGCTACCTTCTTCAATCCGAAATTTCTTTCCTTTTCTGGATTCAAAGATTTAGGATCTCCATTTACAATTTGATCTAATATTACTGCCCGTCTATCGGGAGTTACTTCTTCTAAAAGTGCAAGAGAAAGAGATTCAGAAGTCTTTTTAGATATAACCCTAGGATCTTTTATTCCAAGTTCCCTTTGCCTCTGATAAGATCTTTCTGGGTCAAATGCGGATCTAGGTTCATACTTTTCTAGATACGCTTGTCCATCTTTATTTCTTTCTGCCAAATTTTTACGTAATGCCAACGCCATCATATTTCTAGCTTTGATATTCTCTTCAGCCACGGAGATATCGTTTAACTTCATTTGCTCATCCATATCCAATTTAGTTAAATCTTCAAAATTAGTTGTGACAATAGACTTAGCAAAATCCCCCACTTTTTTAGCATTAGAAAGCCTTTGCAAATATTGTTTTCTAGTAAGGGGATCTCCTATCTGGGATGCTCTAATAGTGGCTTCTTCTATTTGAGGCCTATTTATATTATTTACCCCGCCTTCTATAAGTACAGCCTCGGCACCATCTACTAAGTTTTTAGTTTCCCTTTTATTGGCTTTATCCATTGTATCTATCTTATTAATAAACTTAGTCATCCACTTACTTTTTTCTTCTACCGTCATCCCTTCTAAAATATTTCCCATGCTGCCAGGAGTTCTCCCCCCAAGAAATTCCTCTAGTTGGGCTATTTGAAGTTTCCTATCAAGAGTGGGATCAACTACTCCAGGTAAGTCATCTCTTATTAATCCATCAAATACGGATAATCTAACTTTTTTAGTAACATCCTTACTAGCCGCTATTACTAACTCAGGACTATATTTCCTATTTAATTCTCCATTCTTTAGATCATTTTTAAATTTTAACAAATCGGTATCCGCTTCAAATGGGTCTGGATTATCCCCATAATGGAGAGCAAATTTATCTATCTCTTTAAATAGATTGTCCTCATAAAATTCTGCTCTTTTCTTATTCTCTAAGGTATCCGAACTAAGTAAAAAATTATCTGTTACCCCGGCTATCCTATTTCTTAGGGATAGTTTAGCTTCTTCACTAGGGGCATTTTTCTCAAGTCTTTCTAAAACTTGAGAAGAAAAGTTTTCCATCTCTTCCGTGTATCCTTTAAAATCTGTTCCAGCTCTTTGTTGGGATTGCACGGTAGAATATCCCTGTAATTCTCTCTTATATTCTCTACTTGAAGTTTCTGAATACTCTGAAATCTCTGCTAATTTTCTTGCTCTCTCCATATCTTTTATAACTCCACCTACTCCTATTCCAGCTCGCTGAACTCCCTCTCCAAGTCTTTGTAGGGATTGGCCCATTAGCCCAGCCGTTTCAAATCTGCTACTGGCCCTAGGTGCATCCATACTTATTCTTTTTTCTCCGCCGAATACTGGTATCTTAGCCATTTTTTTATTTCCTTAGACCGGAGGCGGCTGTCCCTACTCCGGATAAAAACATTCCCGCTTGTTCATATTTTGCAGCTTTTTTTATGTCTACAGCAAATTGTTCTTCTAGTGTAGCTCCTGCCAATAAAGCGTTCGCTCTAGATACTGCTTCCTCTCTTTCAAAATCTATGGTTTTCTGAATATCTCTGGCCGTTTGCTCCATAGCTACCAATGAAACTCCAGTTCCTACCGTTACTCCCCCCTTGGCAAACGCTGCTTGTTGTGCCTCAATTCCTACCTTACCCTCTATTCTCATCTGTTTTTCATTGATTTCAAACCTATCTAATATATCTAGAGCTTGCTGCCTTTTTAATCCTGCCTCTGCTCTAGCAGCGGCTTCTCTTGCTTGAGCTTCTTTTCTCTTTCCATAAATCTGTAACCCTGTTCCGACTATTGCGGACCCAACTACTGCTCCGGCTGCCATACTCTAATCCTTGAAAAAATTGAATGATCTTGATAATCCCTATTATACGCCCTACAGATTCCTTCAAATTGAAATCCTAAGAACTTTGCCCATTTAAATCCCCTTTCCCCCAAATAAGTTGGAATAGCTATCTCTATTCTATGGAGTCCCATTTTATCGAAAGCAAAATTTAACATCCCCATCAAGGTTTTACAAAATACCTTTTTATTACGCTTCTCTACTAGCTTACCCGGGATAGACCACGCCTCTGCAACCCCTACTCGTAGATGGTTCAGTCCAAAAATACTTATGGTATCTTTATTGTTTTCAACTAGCATAAAAATATCCATATTTTCCTTATCTAAATTTTTAACAAACTCTCTCTTGTCTATATATACTCCAATGGGTTCAAAATATTTTAGATACGCCCCAATATTCTCTTTATTGGCCCTAATGATCTCAATCATAGGTGTTCCCCCTAAAGGCCGCATACAAAATATTTAACGGATAAGGATTAGTAGAGTATATCTCAACAGTTTGCCTTAGATCTGGATCGGCGGAGAGATCTACTCTTTCTGATCCTGAATAGATATCTGTTTTTCCAAGAAATAGATCTGTAAATAGATTGTTTCCTTGCCATTTAAGTTTCCCATCAAAAGAGTTATAAAGTCTTACTGTTACTCTATCAATTCTTTGTAGTAATCCTCTAGCTGTTCCAAAATCTCCTCCGGCCTCTATCTCAGTCGGTATCACTCTAGCAGTATATGGGTATCCTACTAAAAATATTGTCCCTATAGGATATTCTACCCCTAAATCAATTTCTCCACCGGATACAGTAAATAACCCGATATAGACCCCATTCTTAGTTACTGCCACTTCCTCACCCTCTAATCTAGAAAGTCCTGTCAAAGTATCAGAGGCAGCTCCTAAAGTTATTATTTCAGAATTATCTAAGTAAACTGGAATCTTTTGTCTTGCTGTAACGGTAGCAGGAATAGCTAAAGTATTCCTTTCAAACTCTTCCCAAAACTCTTCTATATTGTAAACATCTACACTATTTATCGTTCTTTTGATTAAAACATATTTCTTCTCTCTGGCCCCAATAAACCCGCGTATCTCAAACCCATCACTATTCCCGCCTAATTCATGTCTATGCCATGCTAATATTTTTGCTTCTCTATTATAGGTTAATCCAATAATAGAATTTTGATCGGTCACCAATTCTGAGTTATACAGCCATACCGTATCTTCTGGCCTACAGAAAAATAGATCTATGAATTGCCCGGAGACATTCTCATTTTTGGCCATTATATGTCCGGCCAAGAGAGATAGATTTATAGATATATTAGACCCGTTTTGATCCGAATATCCAAAAGTTCTAAGCTCTTTCCTATTGTCGGCTAAGAATAAAATTTCATCATTAACCTTAGCTACTCTAGAATGACTTGCCCCATAGCTTGTTTGTGGTCTAAAAGAAACAGATCCTCGTCCTAGGATAGAATCTCCTCCTCCCGCTACGTATTCAGTAGATCTTGTTCCTACATTAAGATTTCTAGTAGGAGATAGCCACCAAACGTCATTCACATCATCCCCGGCCACTTGAAAAGTAACAGGATCAGTCTCCGCATCATCGCCAAAATAATTTAATCCTGAAACATCGGAAGAAGCTCCTTGATCTTGAACAAATTTTCTAGACATCATGTGAAAAAAGTTTCCAGTTTTAGATTTCCATACAGCGTCCGGAAGGATATTATTTGATCCCCAATAAAGTGACTCCTCAAAAATAGAAACGGTTTTTGGCCAACCCCTATAATCACTCCATGCACTTTCTTCCCATTCCGTAGAAGCAGCAGCAGACCCAAAATTTTTGATTACCGTGGCAGTTACCGAAGTAGAGGAAACATAGGTTTTTATTCTCGCAGCTCCCGTAGTAGCCCCGTGGGTTATTTTAAATATTGCTCCAGGGTGAGCTACGTTAAATAACGCCGCTGAAGAAGTTATAGTTATATTACCAGAGGTAGCTGAAGGAGTAAGAGTTATAGGGCTAACATTTACGTCTAAGAAAGGCATCCTAAGAATATCATTAGTATAATCTACAAAAGTTCCAGATGTCTGATTAGATATATATGGAGAAGTTTCAAAAGTAGATGGGCCTACTTTAGCTATTACCATAGGACAAAATCTTTTCTCCATGTGAGTAATAAATAAAGTATCTGCTACTTGAACATAAGTAAAGAATCTTGGATCAGACGGACCAAGGCCCGTCAACCCACCAGTAAATGCCCTGGCTTTATATCCTGACCCTGTTATTGTTTGCTGTACTCCACTTGAATTATAAATCCTTACAATATGGGTAACCGCCTCTACTAACATATTTTGATCTATAACTACAACATAAGTATTTCCTAAGGAATCAATAAAAGGAATTATTGCAGGGTCTTTAGTGCCAGGACATATCCCGGCATCGGCAAAATAAACAGTTCCAGGTCTCTTAAAAATACCGCCACTCTTTTTAACCGTAAAATTAGTTAGTTCTTCACATGCTAACTTATATTCATCAATATCCGATCTCCCAATTGATTTTGGAGAGATTTCTCCTGAGGAAAAATTATTTCTTATGTGGTTATACTTCGACATTTCCTATTCTCCCCGCGCCGATATACCTTGATTCCAACCAAATATCTTGTTCTAGTTCGTCTTGTATTCCTTCTTGACCATCCGCCGATCTGGCATCTCTTAGTTGTATTACAGAATAATCAAACAGGTCTTTGGATAATCCGCGACTGGCCGTCATAGAATATGCTAAATTAGCCGCAAGTCTTGAGGAAATAGCTTCTTTAAATTGGGGAGAGAATTGAGAGGGATCTGTCTCATTAGAGATATATTGAATCTGAATAATTTCAGAATCAGCTAAAAGTTTTCTTCCCTCTATTTTAAAAGTAATATCATTACTTTGAACCGTTCTAACTCGGATACAATCAGCCGGAAGTTGAAATTCATAGGGCAACCCAAATTCGGGAGTAGTTGATAAAAGAGCTAATTCTTTTCTTCTCATAGCAAAATTCCAATAGTGAAAAGATAAAAGCTCATCCCTAATTACTGGATAAAGTAAATTACAAACTTGTGCCGACTTCACGTTATCCGTAAAAGATACTATAGGCGTAACACCTATCTTTATCAGGGCAGAATTACAAATATTTATTTCTCCTGACATAGACTCCCCTCATAGAAAAAAGTCCGAGAAAGATTAATCTTCCTCGGACCCTTATTAGACTAGCTTTTCGATTTATGACTCCAAAGTATAGAGAACGAACCACTCAATGTCTACTGGGGTGACATCTGTAGTTGTCGTTGCTTCCGTACATGTGGCGACTGTCTGTGCTCCGCCCTTGCCAATCTTGCCAAGAGTATTTCCGAGGATACTTGCGGCAAGTGCTCGTTTTAGAACAGCTTGTCCACCAGCATCGGCGGCTTGTACTAGGCTATCCAAATCTTCGGCTACAGTATTTTCATCGATATCTTCAAAGGCCTTAAGACCTAAATCAAAGATACCTCCGGCACCTGTACTTCCGTTGATAATGAGAATAGCGTCGATTACTCTTGCCCCCTCTGGAAGGAATGGGCCAAGAATTTCGTCATCTACATCAATGATAGTATCCATGGTGTAATGTTCCTGAAGAACTTTCAACCGTGAATTGAAATCACTGGGAGCTACTTTAGTTACAGGACTTGTCTGACTTTGGTCATAAATATCTCCATTAAGAGATACGGCACCAAAGGCATTTCCTAAAATTTTTAAAAGTGTATTAAACATAATGGCCTCCTATTATAATGACTCATCCACTAGAACTTCAAGAACTTTTGCTTCTTCAAGTCTCACGGCACCTACTGAGTGCAGTACGAAAACTTGAGTAGACATTCTCTTATCTCTACGTGGGCCAATATCAGCAAAAAGATCCAAACCTGTAGCTGAGATCATTCCATCTTCAACCCAAGCAATACATCTTCGTGCTCCTGCTGACAATGATCCGGCTCCTGCCCCTACCGTACCATCTGACTTTGTATAAGTCGTGACGGCGGAGGTAACTGGTAGTCTCTCTGAATGAATAAATTGAAAGCCCATGAAAGCATCAATTTGACCATTAACAAGAGCTTTTACCGTCGCATAATCCGAGGAAGTGGCTTTTGTTTCATTAAGAAGTTGTCTTTTGACAGCCGCTGACCAAGCAAAATATTTAGGCATTTCTGGATCTACTTCTTCCTCTTCAAATTTTTCTAGCATCAGAGTAAGAGTATAAAGATTCATTCCGGAAGCACCTGTGGCCTTATCGTCATTAACAGCAACCAGCTTA